GACAAGCACCACGGCTGTGACGTCGTCGAAGTTGGCCTGTCCTGGGAACAAAACGGTGTTGCCGTTGTTCGTGATGTGGAAGCCGTTGATGGTGGCTCCCGATGCCCCAACGGTGGGGAACGTCACCTGCGGATATGTCGATTGCCTACCGAGGTTCGTCGGGCGTTCAGCAAGCGCCCCCCATGTCGCCGCCGCAAGTGACTGGCGAGCGTAGGACGTGTAGGACGTCTCGGTGACGTTGGTGAGCGTCTGCGCGTGCGTGATCACCGTCGACGCCGTCTGTGACGTGAACAGGCACAGGTTGAGCGGCGACGTGTACTTGGCCGTGTTGAGTGGGAACTGGCCGAGCCAGAGGTCCAGTCCTTCGTCGGGGCACATTTGCGCCATTACTCCTCCGTTCCTTGGGCACCACAGTTGGGACAGAAGCCAGGGCCGTAGTCTTCGCCCGACTTGAGCTCCTCCACCGGCCTTCCGGTCAGGAGATTGACTTGCTCTTTGGCGATCCCCCCGGAGAAGCGGCCCGGATTGCCAACCGTTCCGAGCACGCAGGCGGGGTTTGCGCAGAGGTATGTCTTCGCCATTTACAGCACTCCTTCGATTGGGCTCGAGATCGGGCCTCCGAGAGCGTGGACGTTGTGACCGTTGCAGTGATGGCAGAGTTGCGGCGCATCGTCGAACGTCGCAAACACGTTCGAGCAGCAGCCGCAAGTCTGAAACTTGGGGCCGACGATGAGAGACATTCCGGCCTCGCGAGCAACGCGCAGGCAGTCGTCGGGGGTTCTCACAAGCCGCTTCTCTCGGTCGTGAACGCAGTACACCTTCGCAGAGCCGCCCATTACGACTTGCATCCCGCGCATGTTTCCTCCTTGGTAGAGAGGGGAGCCGAAGCCCCCCTCTCTCCCGTTCGGTCTAGAGGTGCGTACCGAGGTGGTAGAAGCGGTTGACGTCGAACACCACAGCGCCGAATGCGCCGATCAATCCGACTTCGTATCCGCCGATCCTCGGTTCGACCACCCGCAACTCCACCGGGTTGCCGGCGTTCTCGCCCACAAGGAGCGCGCCGGAGTCTCCCACGACGGCGGTGTCCTGGTCGAAGCTGTGGGAGCCCACAACGTCGAGGCCGAAGAACCGTCCGCTCATCGTGCCGATGTCGAGTGAGCCAACCGGCGACATCTGCGTCACCTGGTCGGTTCCGAGTGCCGCCAACTGGAAGAAGCGGTTGGCGGAGAGGTACAGCGTGTTCGTGCGGTGCCTCGCACCCGTCGCGGTGTAGATCGCCGAAAGGCCCGCGATGACTGCGGTGCGCCATGCCTGGAACGACTCCGTGCCCGCCGTCCCCAGGCGTCCCGAAGCGGTGCCGACAGTGCCGACTGCGGACGTCTCGATTGCCTCGCAGGCCGCGCTCTCGGTCTGGCGGGCGTATGCCTCTGCCGCCAGGTCGAAGTAGAGCGAGAGGATGTCTGGGTTCGTCCAGTTCGCCGCCTGCCAGGAGATGTTCGTGGCACCCAGGTAGGTCAGCGCAGTCAGCGTGCCCTGGGTTGCGGTCGGTGCGACGGTGCCGGCCTCCGTCTTCTCTGAGGTCTGCTGGATGACGGTCGGGCGCGTACCGATGATCGGGTACGTCATCGTTCCTCTGTCCAGCGGAACCTTCCTCGCCGAGTCAACCACCGGCCGCGAGCGGTCGATGATGTCGAGGATGTCCGTCATATGCGTCGGGACGATGAGCCCCGAGACGGTGGTGGAGGTGACGTTCTGCAGCGTTCGCTCGAGGCGCTCCTCTGCCTGCGCTCGAACCGCCGTCTGGTCACCGGGCATCATCGAGAGGATCTGGTTCCCGAACTTCTCGTCGACGATGAGACGGTCGCGGGCGTACTCCGCAAACGTGCGGTAGACAACCGGGCCATCCGAGCGGGGAGTGGCGAAACGACGATGCTTGTCTTCGCCTCCGCCTTCGTCCTCCGAGCGGAGAAGCGCCGATACGTCACGAGAGCCGTTCTCCCGCTCGATGTCGACTGCGAGAAGCTCGATCTCCTCGTCGTAGTCCTGGATCTGCTGGCGGTACTTCGCCGCCTGCTCCTTCTGCTCGTCGGTCAATGAGCGCTGCTCCTCTTCGGCAAGCGCCACGAGATCCGAGAGCTTCTCCTGCGTGCGGCCGCGGTCGTCTGCCAACCGCTCCACGCGCATCTTGATGGCTCCTGACATGACACACCCTTTCGGTGTCGAAGGATTCGATTTTTCCCTTCGGCGGGTGCCGCTTGTGGGGGTGCCGCTTAGCGCGGGGTGCCCTGCGGGGTGCGCCTAACTAGAGGGGATTCTAACGCGATGCTGCGGATAGCAGAGACGCAGGTGGCGTCTCGCCGGCCATCCGGTAGTACCTGACTAGCTTGCGTGCGGCTGCGGGCTTGTCGCCCGAGAAAACCTGGCCGATCTTCGAGGCAGCGGTGTGGAGTGCGTTGAGGTTCAGATCGCCATTCGGCTCCAGCACCGGCAGCGCATACCGGGCCTTCCCCTCCACGGTTGTTCCTCTGTCCAGCACACAAGACATCTGCCACTGCTCATCTTCGAACTGCTCCGGGGAGTAGTCCCAGGGGCTGGTGACGACGGTTCTCCGCGCCAGAGGCTCGAATCCGATGCGCTCCAGTCGTTGGCTGACTTCGGGCGCGAGCGCCACGGGCTCGAACTGCACGGCTTCCGTGCGCACGGCCAGAACCTCGGCATCCTTGTACGCGGCGATTCCCGAGCGGCAGAGAGAGACTTTGTCGAGGTGCGCCTTGACGCGCTGGCGTACGCCTTCGACCATACGAGACGTCTTGCCGTAGAACTCTGCCGAGAGTCCGGTGAGCACGCCCTCGTTCACCAACAGCAACGCCTTGTTTCCGGTGGCGTCATCGTGGATGCGGAACTTCCCGTACAGCGCGTCATCTCGCTCCTCGAGCGCGATCCCGTGACCGATGATGTCGGAGGGGGTTTGCCCGTGCTCGAAGTTCAAGAACACTTCGACGCGATTGGCCGCACTGAGTTGTCGTTCGAACGCACCCGGAACGAACATCTCCTGGTACGGGTGGAAGTACGGCGGATCGGAAACCGTCGCGGAGACGTTGTACGGCACGATTCGCGCCTCGAGCGTGCGGCCGTCTCCCTCCTGCGCGAACTCAACTGGGAAGACGCGCGTGAAAACGGTGCGCTCGCTCTCAGCCTCTGTTATCTCGCTCATCCTGTCCTCCTAGTAGCTGGTTCCCGTGTTCGTGGGCCGAAGCTCCACGACGCTGGGGTCTTGTTGTGCCGGAGACGCGCCCGCAGAAGGTGGAGTGGAGAGCGCCTCGAGAGACTGGGCCTGCGGTGGGAGTCGGAGCACGGCCGCGCGGAGTTCCTCGCCAGAGACGAGCCCTGCTGTAGCAAGTGCGCTCCAGGCATCCACCAGTTCCTTGAACGTCGGCGCGAGTGTGTCTCGTGCGTCGTGTTCGACGTAGGAACCTCGAGGGAGCATCTGCGCCGAGAGTGCCATCGTCAGCGCTGTTGACGCGGGGCGAAGCTCGAACCTCCACCAATGCTCTCCGAGCATCTCGGGAGACTGGTAGGTGAGTCCGCCTTCCACCGGGAGGTTCACGAAGAACGCCGGGACTCCAAACGCAGACGCGACGATCTGCGAGTTGAACTTCTGCGAGTCCAGCAGCATGAGATCCTGCACCGAGAACGAGAGTTGTTCGAACGTGACATCGGGCGGAAGGATCGCCGGGGCACCCCTGCGAAGACTTGTGGCCTGCACCCACTGGCTTTGCAGCGCAGCGGCCTGCTCGGGCGTCAGTTTGCGAGTCGACTTGAGGATCGCGTTCGGCTGGCCCGACTCCATCATCACTCGTCCCAAGTCACCGGCTGCCAGCAATCCGTAAGCCTGCGCCGAGTAGCTCTTGATGGCAGACGTCCCGCAGATCCCCCTCGGATCGCGAGAAACCTGCACGATGTTGTCCGAGTTCAGGGGCTGTTCCTTGTACCGATAGGTTCTGCGTCCCTTGCGGATCTCCACCGACATGTTCTGCGCTTGTAGAACCGTCCACGCAGAGGGGTAGCCGTCTTGGTACCTCGCGGTGATGTAGAGGTAGGCGTCGCCCCATCGGTACATCGAGTCGATGGCTGCATAGACAGCGTCACCGATGCCGTTCGGGAACCACACCGGATCGGGGTTGGAAACCCACGCCGGTTCACGGGTTCCGAAGAACCTCAGGGGCATACGCGCGATCTGCTGCGAGTTCAGGTGGATGCAGCGTGACGCCACCCACACCTTCTCGATCAACGACGGCGAGAATCCAACCGCCT